GTTGGCTGCAGCACTTCTCAGCCAAGCCTTCGATGTCGCGCAGCAGGCGGTGCTTGTCGTCGCTGAAGCTTACGTTTCGCGGGTTGGTGTCAACATTCAGGACTCGCCGGGCTAGAGCGTGGACTCATAATGCGCGGCTCGGATGTCCACTTTCAGGGGTAACTCGGAAGACATTTGCTCACACTGAGTTCTTCTCAGTTTGACCCTGAACGGACGTGGCGACCCCGCGTGTTCTTGTTACGGCCGCGCCGGGCTAGGCCACAGCTTTCCCAATGGCATCTAGCAAGGCCTGCCGTGCGAACGGCTTGCGCAAATAGGCGATGCACCCGGCGTCGATCGCCTCATTGCGCGTGGCCTCGTCGTCGTTCGCGGTCATGAAGATGACGGGGCACTTCGATCCCGATGCCGCGAGCCGACGCCGCAGCTCGAGCCCCGAAACTCCCCCGAGGTTGATGTCGAGCAGCAGGCAGGTTGCCGTCTGCACGCTGTCGCTCTCGAGCAATGCCTCGGCCGAGGCGAACGTACGGCTGCCGATGCCCTGGTACGCCAACAGCCGCGCCACGCTCTTCAGAATGCCCGCATCGTCATCGACCACGATCACGACTGTCGGCTGCGCCATCATTTCCGTGCTCCGGTGTGGAAGTAACCCTCAGGGTGCTGGCCAACCCTTGATCTGGATCAATGGAACCTGGTCCGCAGAACCCCCGACGAAGGGTCGTCGCTATAAATGCGGCAGAGTCCGACTGCGTCGCTTTCGTGGACAAAGCGGACATCATGAGTACACGCCCTAATTGGGGTACCTTCGCGCTATGCAAACGCCGCTTACGTAAGGCGAAGTTTACATTCAGGCCAGAATGCACAGTGAGACTGGACAAATGGCAGCAATTCCCAACCGAACCATCCAATCGATCCAGGTCGCCGGCGGCAACCTGTTTCAGATCGCGGCCCAGTATCTCGGCGACGCAACGCAGTGGAACAGGATCGCGCGGCTCAACGGCCTGTGGGATCCGGTCATCACTGGCATCGTCACCCTGAAGATACCTCCGGTCGACGTAACGGCCGGCAACGGCGGAATTCTGGGAATCTAATGGCCGGAGGTTATATCCGCGCGCCGCGCTGTATCATCAGCACGGACGGCGGCGACTTCACCCCGCTCGAATGCGAGGTCTCGGTCTCGAAAAAGCAGTCCGCCAATAGCTTCTCGGCGACGCTTGCGCTTGATGATCCCAATGGTCTGAGTGAGTCCTACTGGCTCGATACCGCGCCGATCAACGTCACCGTGATGGGGACCAACGACTCCACCACTGGCGGATACGTCCAGATGTTCGTCGGTGCCGTCGACCAGGTCGATGTAGACCTCGCCAATCGCACAGTCGCCATCACGGGTCGGGACAAGACCCAGGAGATGACGGACCAGAAGACCAATGAGAAGTGGCAAAACAAAAAGCCTGAAGACATCATTACTGAACTGGCGGGCCGGTCGGGCCTTGGTGTTCAGATCGACGGCTCATCGCAGGACAAGGCTGGTCTGAAATACAAGGACGATTACAACCGTATCAGCGAATACGACAGCCACTGGAACATGATCGTTCGGCTTGCAAAGTCGATGGGCTGCATCGCTTTCGTCTATGGCACGACGGTCTACGTCCAGCCGTACGACAGCAACAATGGCGGCACCTATCAGCTGCACTACCAAGCGCCGACGAACGGCTCGCCCGCGCAAGGCAACTTCACCATGATAAGGTGCGGTCGGCAGCTCAACCTTTCGAAGACTGTCAAGGTCAAGCATCAGAGCTGGCGGCACAAAGAAGGCGAAGCCATCAAGAGCGAGTTCAGCTCTCAGGGCAAGGGCAGCGGCAATCTCGAATACACGTTCAAGGGCGCCAACCTTACCAAGCAACAGCAGGACCAGCTGGCGAAGACCAAGCTGAACGAGATCCTTAGCCATGAGCGGTCGCTCAATATCGAGATGCCCGGTGACGTCACCCTGACGCCGCTGATGTCGGTGGCGCTGTCGGGGACCGGCACGAGCGCAGATCAGGATTACCTCATCCAAGACATTCATCATCATTGGTCTTTCGACGGCGGCTACATGATGTCGCTCGATGTCAGAAACCAGGACAGCAGTCGCGGCGGGGCATCGCAGGACTCATGAGCGCAACTGAAGATTTTCTCAACCTGATCCACCGCGAGATCATGGCGACGATGGATCGGATGACGCGCCGTCAGCCCGGCATCGTCGATAGCTACGATCCGGAGACCCATGCGGTCAAACTGAAGCTGATGCCAGATAGTGGTCCCGGCGAAGAACCGGTCATCACCGGCTGGATCCCGCTGCACACGATGCAGACCGGCAACGGGGCAGGGTGGCATAGCCCTCCAAACATTGGCGACCCAGGCTGGATCGAGTTCCACGAGTTCGATCGCGAGGGCGGCACGTTTCAGCAGGCGACATTCAACGATCAGTTTCCTCCGGACAAGACCGTTCAGGCGGGTGAGAACAAATACATTCACCCCAAGACCAAGACGACGATCTACTTCGACAACGACGGCAACATCACCATCACTGGGATGAACAGCGGCGGTCAGGACAACTCCAAACAAACCATCGTCCTGAAGCAGGATGGCTCGACCAGCTTTACCGACAAGGCTGGCCAGTCTGTCGTCATGAACGGCACCGACACCATCACGATAACCGACGCTGCCGGCGACACGGTCGTCATGAACGGCGGGACGATTACGCTGACATCGAACAGCGTCGTCAATGTGGTGTCGCCTCACGTCAACCTCGGCGCATCGAGCGGCACAGTCCCCGTTGCATTGACTACCGGCCCGGCCACAAAAGTTTTTGGAATTTAAGGAATATCGATGGCCGACCTCTTCGTGTGGTGGGGTCAGGATCTGACGATCCTGCCCACGGGCGATGTGCTGACCTGTGACGGCACGATCGAAGGCGAGCAGCGAGTCCTGCGGCGGCTACTGACTCCTCCACAATCCTACATCTGGCATCCGGAATACGGCGCCGGGTTGTCTTCATACGTTGGTCAGCCAGCGCAGGCGGACGCCATTGGATCGTTGATCCTCGCGCAGATGCTGATCGAGGACGCGGTCTCTCAGGATCCGATCCCCAACGTCACGGTCACCCCCATCACTGACGGACTGCAGGCGGACATCCGATATGTCGACGCCAATACCGGTCAGCTCGTAACCAGCGGGTTCAATGTGAACGCATGACGAATCTCACGACAAAAAACTTTACAGGCCTGATCCAGGAGTGGGCCGCTGTCGTGCAGTCGAGCGTTGCCGCGGTCAATCCAAATCTCATTCTGAACTTCACCAAAGGCGCGGTCTTGCGCGCCATGGCAGAGGCGCAGGCCAGCGTAAGTCTGTGGTTGCAGGGATTGATCCTCAAGCTGCTGACCGCCACGCGGCTGTCCAGCTCGCAGGGCCTCGATGTCGATACCTGGTGCGCGGACTTCATGCCGGGCGCTGTTGGCGGCGCGGTGCTTCCCAGCGGCAAGATCTCGCCGCGGCTGCCCGCAAACGGCGCAACTGGCCTCGTCACCTTCAGTCGTTCGACGCCGACCAACCCCGCGACTGTCCCGGTCGGTGCGGTCCTTCAAAGCGCCGATGGCACCCAGTCGTTCGCGGTCATAGCCGACACCACCAATAGCGCGTACAGCGCGTCGGCCAACGGTTACATCATTCCGGCGCAAGTCTCGAGCCTTCAAGTTCCGGTCCAGTTCCAGTTTCCCGCCAACTACGTGGCCGGTACCTACAACGGGCCGGTCGGCAATGTTCAGGCCGGCGGCCTCACCATTCTGCAGACCGGCATCTCCGGTGTCGACAAGGCCACCAACTCCGCGCCATTCACCAATGGCTTTCTGGCAGAGAGCGATGCCGCGCTGAAGGCGCGCTTTGTTCTCTACATCGCGTCTCTCGCCAGAGGCACCGAAGGTGCGATCGGCTACGCCGTGCAGACTGTCCAACAGGGCATGCAGTATCAGATCTGGGAACCCGGCACCGGAGGCTTCAGCCAGCTGACCATCTTTGTTGACGATGGTTCAGGCGCGATTCCCTCCACCACGTTTGTTGCGGCTCAGACGGCTGCCATGAGCATGCGGGCTGCCGGCGTGCAGACGGCGGTGCTCGCCGCAACCACGCTCGCTGCCAACGTCACCATGTCGATCACCACCGCCGCCGGATATTACAATCCGACCGTCGTGGCGCAGGTAGTCGCGGCGATCAATCTTTACATCAACGGTCTTGGACTTGGGACGACGCCTGCCGCCGGCGCTCTGTCTTTCGGCAAGCTCTACCAGATCGCGTTCGATGCGTCGCCCGGTGTCACCGACGTCACCAGTGTAACCCTCAATGGCGCACAGGCCGACCTGATCCCAGCCGCCGGTCAGACGATCAAGTCTGGCTCAATTGTTGTGA